CTCCGATTATGAGTCGGGTACTCTGACCGCTGAGTTACCGGCCCCACGATAATTATTTTCTATACTCTACTTCACCCAAATATTTGTAATCATCTATATCTTTGACTGGTATTTTAACCCAACCAACAGAGGGATCAAGATCATTGTAGATATTTTTGTTAAATGCCCAAACTAAAATGCTATCTTGATTAGTGGATGGGGGATCACGATATAATCCAGAATCCCTGCCCGGCACAGCGTTCTCTGCTAACGTACAATATACATGTATAATCTTTGCCGTTTTTTCCTTGAGAGTAATTTTACACATGCCATTCTTGAGATTTTCGATCAATTCGGAATGAGACTCTGATCGTTTACGAATTCTTTTTTTACCACATCCACAACTCATTTTTTCTCCTCTCGAATAGCTCTCAAGGTAAACTTAAGTTTGTTAATTAAATTATTATTGTTCTTTTCCTCTGCAAGTTCGACGATTGATTTCTTCCAGAATTTCATCACCGCTGTTAATTCATTTTCATCATTTACAACGTAATGAAATTCTCGTACTCTGTTATTTTGAGAATATTCTCTCTTCGAAGCAGGCATAGGACACTTCATATCAATTTTATTCAAATCTGATATTTCAAATATTTCACACTTCATAAACACAACGAAAAGTCTAGGAAATGGTCTATTTTTAGGGACTTCCCTCTTTACTTCTCTAGGTTTAAAGTTTTTTCGTTTCTTAACTTCTCTTGTTCTAAATTTCATAACAAATCTCCTATGACCTATTATTTATGAAAAGAAAACGAGTGCCTTTCGACACTCGTTTCCGGGAAGGGTATAGAATCACAAGTTTGAAGACAATGCGATTCCTCCATTCCGACCACGCTTAAAGGTGATCTTCTCGCCGTACTTCTCCTCTAGGAGGCGGCGGACGATTGGTGCAGAAACACCAGCCGATTTTGCAAGATTCTTGACAGTGACACGTTCACCGTTTGCAATCCTGTTCTCAATTTCATCATAAGACATATTCGTAACAGTAATCATACTACGCATTGCTTTCTCCTTTGAAGAAAATAGTTAATCACGGACTCTGCGTAAAAGTCAGTGAGTCGTAAAGGTCTGTTCTCAACTGCCACAGTTCTTCAAGAGTATCTTTCGGCAAACCGTCCTGTACAGGCTTGACTGCCGGGATATCTTCCGAAAAGAGGAAGTTGAAAAGTCCAATGAGAAGGTGAATTTGTTCTTCGTTTATCTTCATGTCTAAATTTTACTCCAAATAACCCTATTTTCAAGGGATTTCTCAATAATCGGTTGAATTTCTTGTTTTAGCCTTCCAAGACTGGCGGCTTTTCTTTGAATCATCACGTTTTCTTTCGCCCCAAGTCTTTGCTCGATGCAATGGTCGCCCGAAATCATCACGATTCCAGTTCGATCCCCTCGTTGTTCGTCTCAAGCTCGTTCGTTTTTGCATTTTCTTGCTCCGTAATCATATCTATGATGCCTGGTGTTCCGGAAAACTGAATAAATGGACCGATAAATAACATTTTTATTTCTAGACCGTCGGCAAAACCAATGCCACCAACGCCAACCTTTATTTCTCACCCAAACTTTCTTTTTCATTTTATCTTTCGCGTTTTTTGTGCGGTTTTTCCCTTGTTGATAGCGAATCCCGGTCTCTCATAGTTATATCGTTTTAAGCCTGTACGCTCAAAGAAATCTGCAACACTTTCACAGAGCGGTTTTTCGCCCATCAGAAACTTCTTTGCTGCAATCACTTCAATCGCGGTACATATAAAACAAATCAAAACAGCCGCAATCGCATAAACCTTTCCCCAGCCCATCAACAGATCAAGAACAATCAAGACAACCGCAATAAAGTTCTGGGCTGTAATCGCACCGATCATCGATTGTCCGAATTGTGCTTTCGACTCATTCGTATCATCGAACGTCATCGACGTAGCCATCTTATAACAAAAGAACGTAGCGATAGGAATTCCGACGATTGCAATCATAGAAGATCTCCCTTCCATATTTTATCCGCGATTTTATATTGAAGCCGTAACGCTTCTTTTTCTCCATTCCCGCGCCATTTTCCAAAGACCCACTGACGAACATGAACCATCTCATGGACAACAGTAGCCACAAAGTCTCTCAGTGATTGATCGGTAGCCGCGTGAATCACATACGCACCTATCTCCCAATCATGCTGCTCGCAGGAACCCCAACAGCGAATGTCAGAGTAGTTCACCGGATAGAAATAAATCTCTGGATGTTCGTCGAGAGAATCGAACCATTCATCCGTGAGCATATCAATTATTTTATAACCAATTTTTTTGTAATCCATTATTTCTCTCCTGACATCGCAGCAAGAACAAGTCCAACATTCGCAAGGGCGTAAGAGATCCACACAAGGCACCAAGCCCATTCCTTCTTGATTCCATAGCCAATTCCGACAATCGTATAAAGAATTGCCGAGATCAACGGTAGGGCTTTTACGAGAAAGTCAATCACGAATAAATCCCATCTGTACGAGTTCCTCCCACCGAACACGCATTAGCCGCAACGACAGGTGTGTGGGGTTCTCAAGACGCCCAGAAGTGCGGCACTTCCAACCAGCAGCCTGCACATCTTCAAATGTCAAACGCATGATGATGCGTCCAGGCACTCGGTCCGCAACAGGACAGGGAACCTCTGTAATTGTAAACACAGCACGCACCTTTCCTGCGAATCGTGGGTGATCTCCACACAACGTCCAACTGTCTCCTTCTTGGAGATGCCGGAGTTGTCGTTCAATTCGCCCCTGATGGTCGTGCCATTGATCAAGTGTCATCTGGGTCATAGGTATCCATCCAACTATTCAAATAACTATTTGCTTCGTACTTCGTAAAGCCAAATGTTTCTTGCAAGTAGGGACCTGCGCCATACATGTTCGTGATGCCGGAGAGTCTCAGAATATGCAAAAAATTATAAACTTGTTCTTTAGTGGGGGAGGTTTGCTTGTTCGTGTTCATTGGTTACTTGCCATCCTGCTTTTATAAGTTCTCGGTACTTGGTTCTTGCTTCTTCTTTTGTCCAGCAGTGATTTCCTGCTGGTCCAATTTCAATCCAGTTGCCACCCTCTAGATCGAATCGATTGATCTGCACTTCGCCGCTGTTGTATTCTTGAAAGGTGTAGAGTGCATAGTACCCCTGTACTTCGTGAATAAGATAATGAATTTTATTATTACTCACTGAGGAGTAGCTTTTCCAGTCTCCGGAAGGTTTGGGAAGATTGCTCATCATGCCTCCAATGCGTAGTTGTCGTATTTGTAGAAGTCTTTATCATGCTTCTTTTTATTTTTCATATAAAGAGAATGCATGTCTTTCTTCGGTTTCAAATGTTGATCGATGAATTTATCAAGCCACTCTTTCTCTTTCTTTCTGATATCATCTTGTACAGATATTCGGTTATCTGTCTTCGTTACAACAATCCATCCTTCGGATACTTTGTTTCTCCAGAAGGCGCGTGCTACGCTGATCTGCATAAGAGAGTCGAGTCTCTCTTCTCCTGCGAATCCGTATGAACGAATGCGAATGCGTGTAACGGGAGACGCTACTGGCGTGAACTCGTACCGCTTGTGCTTGTTATCTGGATGGGTGATGATGTGCGTTTTAATAAAGAACCACCTTTCCGTTTTCAAGTTTCACTTTCATCTTACCAGCTTTGAATCGTTTCTTCTTGTCTTTCCATTCTTTGACTGTCTTCTGAGCGGATTCGATCTGATCATCGAAGAGAGCTTCAATAGGTGCTGATTCAATGAACGGGAGTTGTGCTTGACGTTCTTCTTTCTCTCGTTTCTTCTGGAGTCCCGCTTGCTGTTTCTCAGTCATGCAATCCTTACACATTGTATGGTAGCCGTCTGGTTGTCGGTCATTGCTTTGAAACTGATCCACTGATTTCATTCTTTTACAACATTTGCATTTTTTAGTTTTCACGTTGGTTTCCTTTTTTGGAGTCCCGTAGGAGTCCCCATTATAATCTGCCGGATGGAACCTGTCTAGGAGTCCCTTGTTATTTTGTTGGGGTCCCCGAATTAAAATTTTAGGATCCGGTTCGCTAGCCGCTGGAACGGGCAGGGACTCCTACCGGCTGGCACTGTTCAGTATGAAAGAAGCCGCAAGGGGAGCCGGAGAGACCACCACTCACCCGGCTACAACCCTTACGGCTAGGGAATCAGATGGCGTCAGCCATCTCGCGTACCGACTGGCACGCTTCGGCTACAGGAGCCGCACAAGAACTATCCATTTCCTCGGTCGCATTCGCAGCAGGCGCTGCTACTTCAGGAATCAAGAAGATCCCACGCTCTCCACGCCGAGCCAGGTCACGGGCGATCCAGTCCGGGATACGCTTGTTTCCCTTGAACTTGAGCGATACCTGGCGCATCGACTCACGGGTGAACTTCTCCTGAGTGATGTCCAGTCCCATAGCAGGGCCGTAGGTACGGATGGCGTCGATGAAGGCGATCTGTGCTGGTGTAAGTGTAATATTCATGGTGTCATTCTCCAATCAAATGTTGTTAGTGATCTGTCCAGCAAGGTCACATGCCTCACTGATCATGTCAATCTCAATGTCCAGAAACATCTCTGGCGGGAAGCGGTCGCATACTTCAGCGACCAGGAACAGTAGGGTCGTAGCGAGTTGGGTGTTCTCCGTACGGCGGAGGTCGTCAATGGCTACTTGGATTGCCTCAAGGGCAGAGGTAACGAGCATGTTATTTGGCAGGTTCAAACGAACTCCCTTCGTGAGTCTTGGTCAGCCAGGTCGGCGATCTCCTCGTCAGTGAGGTCATAGAGTCCTTCCATGTCCTCGTCGGTGATCTCAGGGCCGTAGTATTCTTCGCAGGTGATATCATCAAAGTGATCCATTGTCGGTCTCCGTCTTGGGTTCGTTCATCCACTCAGACATCAATTCGCTGGTGGGTCGGCCGTCGGTGTATTCGTAAGACTCTTCACCGTCGTTCCATTCGACGTAGCCTTTTTCTTCACACCACATTACAAATTCTTTCATGGCTCCCATTGGGATCCTCCTCAGAATGGGCACTCGACATCTTGGGTCGGTGCAATTGGATTGAACTGAAGCAGTTCAGAACGGCTGGCGATCTCGCCGGCGTGAGTGTACCAAGTACGCTTGTCGCCGTCCCACCGGCAGCCGAGGGACTTCGCTATATCCTTCTGATCATACGACACGTTGAGGTCGATACGAGCATCGGGGTCCATTGAAGACCAGTCGGTCGGGGCGGCTTCGGTGGCGACAACATCGTCGCCATCTACTTTGGTGTAGAGATTCAGGAATCCCTCTTTCGTATCGTCATCGAAGCGGGCGATAGCCATGTTGATCGCGGTCATCTTATCGTCGAAGATCGCGTAGGCTTTCACGATGTCTACCAGACGGCGAGTCGAGATGATCTCATCGACAGCACCCTCGGCGAACGACTTGCGGATGATCTCCGCCCACTTGACGAGGTGATCGCCGAAGTCGGCGTCGTCGATGCTGACGGCAGCCATAGCTTTGGTCAGAATCTTCTTCTCGGTCGAGCGGCTAGCGTACTCCTGCTCAAGCGTAACAGGGAAACGGTCGAGGAAGGCCTCGTTCATGACGTTGGTGCCGATGAAGCGACCGTCGTCGGAGCCCTTACCCTTGGTATTCGCAGTAGCGAGAACCGTGAAGCCGGCGGCGGGGGTCACCCAGCGGCCGATCTTCTTGAGGTAAACGCCCTTACCTTCGAGTACAGACTGAAGGCACATGATGTTGGTCGAACCGAGGTCGATCTCATCCAGAAGCAGGACGCCACCGGCTGGGTCTTCCATCGCCTTGACGACAGGACCGTCGCACCAAACCGTGTTGCCGTCGATAAGACGGAAACCGCCGAGCAGGTCATCCTCATCGGTCTGCTTGGTGATGTTGACGCGGTAGCAAGGGCGCTTGAGCTTGGCACAAACCTGCTCAATCATCGTGGTCTTGCCGTTGCCGGAAAGGCCGGTAACGAACGTGGGATAAAAGATCTTCGCCTTGAGAATCTTCTCGATAGATGAGAAGTGACCCCAAGGAACGTAGGTCGATTCGCGGTTGGGAATCAGGTGGGCGCGGTCGCCACCAGTCATTCCCATCACAGCGGCGCCAGCCAGGTTCATGGTAGGCGCAGCGGCGACGGTCGCAGGAGCCGGAGCAGGAGCAGCAACTGGCTCAGCAGCGGCAGCAGCCGGGATCGTATGGACGGCTTCGCGGATCTCAGGAACGTGGTACACGCCGCGAGTATCGGTGCGGCGACGGCTATCCTGAACGATCCACGCTGGCGGTACAGTGTAGATGTCGGTCGCGTCGATGACATCCAGAAGGTACTGGCGATCCACGTTCGGGTTCTGGGTCTGAGCAGCAAGGGCATCCACGAACTGGCGCTGGCGCTTGGAAAGGTCGTTGTATCGGAAGGTGGTCAATGTTCGTACTCCGTTAGGGTATCGTCGAAATAGTCCGGGCCCATCCCGGATATGCTGTAGCCTACCATGCAGAGGGGCAGCCTCAAGGAAAATCCCCGAAATCGGGGGTAAATAAATATATTCTTTTTTCCAACAAAATCCCCATTTTGGGGTCGTTTGGTATGCGTGTTGATAGCGACCGCGTAACCCCTTGTGGCACAAGGACTTATGGCAGGGGTAAAAATGGGGGTTTTTTATGCTCAAAATGAGGGATTTTCCTTGCAATTCGAGCAGGGTATGGGACCATACGGGCGATGAATAACACGACCCGAAATAGCGTACAAACCCCTAACATTTCCCGAACATCCAAGGATGTCCTTGCCCGCCTGCTGGCGAGCGAGAATCTGATCGTGGAGCATTCCTCCGACGCGGCTACGGCCTCGTTCGATACGAATGCCCGCATCCTGACCCTGCCCGTGTGGCAGGATATGTCGAACAGCCTGTATGACATGCTGGTCGGACATGAAGTCGCCCACGCCCTCTGGACCCCGTCCGACGAATGGCGTGACTCGATGTACCTCAAGGGCGAAGCCCACGCGCCGATCTTCAAGCAGATCGTCAACATCGTCGAAGATGCCCGCATCGAGCGTATGATCAAGGCCAAGTTTCCTGGTCTTCGTCGTGACTTCTTCGCCGCGTACTCCGATCTGGCTGACCGTGACTTCTTCGGTCTGAACGATACGACGATGGACGACCTGACCATCGTTGACCGTCTCAATCTGGAATTCAAGATCGGCTCCCATACGCCGATCCCATTCGCCGCTGATGAGCGAGTCTGGATCGACCGCGTGGCTACGACCAAGACATTCGCCGATGTCGTTGCTGTATCTTCTGACCTGTTCGACCTGATCGCCCCTGAACTGGATTCCCCAGAGGATTCCCCAGAGGATTCCGCTGATCAGGATCAGGAACAGGACGAAGACGGCGATGGCGTCGGAATGCCTGCCCCATCGAACGAATCCGGTGGCGACGATTCCGACGAAGATACCGAAGCCGATGGCGAGTCCGGCGAAAGCGATGCACCAGAAGGTGATCAGCAGGACGACAACAATACGACCAGTATGCATGACGATACCGACGATGGTGAGTCTGCGGACAGCCGCGAAATCCCTAGCCAGGCAGGTTCAAATGGCGGTGTCGGTTCCACGATGCAATCCTTCGAAGAGGCTGTAAACGAGCTTCGAGACATGGATGCCAAGGAACAGGTTTACGCCGACGTTCCAGCGGCGAACATGGATCACATCGTTATCGATAGCCGCAAGGTTCATACGACTCTGTTCGATCATGTCAAGCAGAGCGACCGATGCCGCAAGTCGTACAACGAAGCCGTACGCGGTCTCGCTCAATTCGAGAACGAATCCAAGAAGACCGTGAACATGATGGCTCAGCAGTTCATGCGGCGCCAAGCTGCTGACGAACAGCAGCGAACCAGCATCAGCCAGACTGGTGTTCTCGATACGAACAAGATGATCAACTACAAGTGGTCCGAAGACCTGTTCCTTCGCCACGAAGAGATCGCCGACGGCAAGAATCACGGCTTCGTCCTGTTTCTTGACTGGTCAGCATCCATGTCCAACATCATCAACGAGACCATCCAGCAGCTTCTTCAATTCGCTATGTTCTGCCGTAAGGTGAACGTACCATTCGAAGTTTATGCATTCACCAGCCAGTCATGGAATGATGACGACGATCTTCAGTATCACGACGATGCCCAATCATGCTGGCAGCAGACTGATACCAGCGCCCGCGTTCACGGTTTCCATCTCATGCACCTGCTCTCCAGCACGATGAACAATCGCCAGATGAAGACAGCCATGACGAATCTGTTCTACGTCGGCACCGACCGTGCCTACGGTGGTGTTCCTCGTCAGTGGCACATGGGTTCTACGCCCCTGAATGAAACCATCGTAGCCGCGATGGACATCATTCCCGCTTTCCGTGCAGCGAACGATCTTCAGATCGTCAATACCATCTTCCTGACCGATGGTGATGCGAGCAGCAACATTGCCCCCGGCCATTACCGTGGTAAGGGCTATCTTCGCAAGGGTACGAAGTCCTACTCCTGCGACGATGGTGGCACCGCAGCCGTTCTTGAGATGTTCAAGGATACTACCGGCTCCAAAGCGATCGGCATCTACCTGAACGACAGCAAGCGGCTTCCCTACTTCTGCGGACTCGACGATGATCTGAAGCAGGAATACAAGAAGCAGGGTTGGATCGCCACTTCCCGCGACGGTTACACGGAATACTTCGTCATGAAGGCGCAAACCAAAGTCGAGAACGATGCCCTTCAGGGACTCGATAAGGATGTTTCCTACACTCGACTGAAGAACGCATTCATGAAAGCATCATCCGGACGAGTCGCAAGTCGAGTAGTCCTCAACCGAGTAGTCGATCTGATGGCTGTCTGAGCCATTAGATATTCATCAAGAAGACCAGCCTTCGGGCTGGTCTTTTTTTTATATTGCATTGTTCCGACCCAGGATATATACTATATCAACTCAACCTGGGTCCAGAATAAAGGAATATTATTATGCCGTTATATGAATACTATTGTGACAAGTGCGATCATGCATTCGACGAAATCCTCACAGTCTCTAACCGTAACGAACCAACCAAGCAGCCATGTCCTGAGTGTGGCGAGATGGAAGTCCGGAAGGGCGTATCAGAGACCACAATGGGCGTGGATGCTACACTGACTCCGGACAAAGTGACAGGTGGCGATTGGTCTCGCCTGATGGATAAAGTCAAGAGCTATACCCCGAAGAAACTCCACGATGGTCTCGACAAGACCAAGTCTAATTCGGGACAACAATACGGTCCCCGATGATCCCCTGCCGACCATGGCTAACCGTGTTTTTCTATGGCTTTTTATTCGCCACACTTCCCCCCACTATTCCCCACTATTGCACACAAAAAACCCAACTGGCACACTGACCAAATGGGTTTCTCAATGGGGTCTGAATAAGATTTATACTAAATTTCTATTGCCTTACATACATAGTTATAGTCTATCGGAGTGTGAATGTGAAGAAGTATCGTCTAGTTGAGATTGTTTGGGTTGACGCTGAAGAAATTGGTGATGTCGGTTGGAATAGTCTTAAGGAAATGAAGGTTGCTGCGAAGAAACCATGTCCTACCATGCATACAGTCGGCTACGTTCTCCATGAAGGTCCATATCATATTGCAGTCGTCAGCACAATTGGCGATCCTGATAGTTCATCCTTAAATAAAATTCCTACTGCCTTTATTAAAGAGATACGAGAACTGACCGAGGACCCTGGGACACGGCCTCAAAATCCTCCAGATAAAAATAATAATAAATAATGTTATGAAAACATTCCGTCAATACATCACCGAGAAGCCAGCGAAGTTATCCGCGACTCTCCCTTATAAGGGATCGAAGTGGGAGGACTTTCGTGGCTTAGAGAATCCTACTGAGCGTGAATTGATTACCTTTCTAAAAAAATCGAAATCATTCGAGTTGCGATTCGTCGTGAGCAAAGAAGGTCTCATGTGGGTATGGGATAGCAATCACGGGCTACATGAAGCGGTCATATATGCAATGACTGGCGAGAGATACTCCGTGCATAATCTGTATGCGAAAGGGCTGATTGGCTTTCTTGATCCCGAGCATGATGGCATAGGGACGATGAAGAAAGGCAATCTCAAAGTCTGGGTCATGAATGAACGTGCGGTGGGTCCAAACTTCGCACTCAAAAATAAATTGTTGAAAGCACTTGCAAAGAGAATAAATAGTGCAGGAAAAGATAAAGTGTACTGGAGCGACGTATGAAATCATTTCTACAATATTCAACCGATGACATCATGCAGGATAATGACTCTTGGGTCATATCCGAAGCTGGCTTGTCTCGCGTTCTCAAACGAACACAAGATGCAGATGATCTCGTAATCATTACAGCATATCGTAGCAACCTATCCAAGAAACAGAACATCAGCCGTAATCGTGCATTGCGAGGCGAACTGAATAAGAGAAAGATGGGTGCGTATCAACTCGTCGGGCATTGGCAGGAATGTCAGGATCCCAACATTGAATACTCCAAGTGTCCGAAGAATCAATTAGTCGATGCGATTGAGCGTTCCTTTCTCGTAATCAAGCCGGATGATATGTCCTCAGAAGACTTCTTGAAATTCCTTGTAGCCATGGCGAAGAAGTACGATCAGGATGGTATTGTATACAAGCATGAGAATGAGTACACCATCGTCAACAAGCGTGGTGCAACCGAATTCAAGATCGGCACAAACGTCGGTGTTGGAAAACTAGGACAAGCGTATAGCCAGTACATAAAGAAATTGGATGTTCCATTCATCTTCGAAGGCATCGATGTTCCCGTGACGAACATCGGCAAGAGAATATTCCAGCAGAATGGGATGTTGTGGGCATGAAATCATTTCTAGAATACATCTCGGAGAGGCTGGTAGTGCATTACAAGAAGGGCAGAAAGGTCAAGGCGATCAAGGGAACCAAGAAGGGTCAGACTGGAATCGTTGTCTCAATGTGTCCCGGTGATGCGTGTGTGAACATTCGATTGGATGTTGGTGATCGAGTCATACAACAGAATCCTAAGTTCTGGCAGGTGATCAAATGAAACGAATATCAGAAGTGTACAAGAAATCAGGTCTCGGTAAATGGTTTCATAGCCAGTCTGCTGGTGGTAAGCCGGGATGGGATCGTTACAATACCAAGGGTGAACGAGTCGGTGAATGTGGCGACAGAAAACCCGGAGAAGGTAAACCAAAGTGCCTCTCTCGTCAGAAGGCTGCAAAGATGAGCAAGAAAGAAATCGGAAATGCAGTCCGACGTAAGCGTGCAAAGGATCCAGACACAGATCGACCTGGAACTGGCAACAAACCAATCAACGTATCAAATCGAATCGGGGAGAGTGCAATGAAATCATTCAAGCAGTTTATATCTGAGAAGAACAAACCAACCAATCCATCGCTGTGGTCCTCATGCATAGCACAAGCGAAGAAGAAGTTTGATGTCTATCCATCAGCATACGCGAATGCATGGGCATCTAAATGCTACAAAGGCAAAGGTGGAGGTTGGAGAGTAGAAGATTCAGTCGAACATGATTGTGGCTGTGTGGATGAGAAGACAGCAGCATGGACACGCAAAGCTGGAAAGAATAAAGAGGGTGGCTTGAATGCGAAGGGTAGAGCATCATACGAACGAGAGAATCCCGGTAGCGATTTGAAAGCCCCTGTCTCCGCGAAGACTGCGAGGAAGAATCCTGATGGTAAGGCTGCTGGCAGAAGAAAATCATTCTGTGCAAGAATGGGTGGCATGCCTGGTCCAATGAAAGGCAAAGACGGCAAACCAACACGCAAGGCATTAGCACTTCGTAAATGGGATTGTTGATGAAATCATTTCTACAATATATTTCAGAAGACTGGCTTTATGCCATACCATCATACCCTGTACAAGTAGATACAGATAAGGATGATGGTGAATGGATCACGGGAGATCCACCAATGCCGATTGAGATAGGCAAGAATGCGAAAGCTGATATAGCAAGGGCAAATAAGCAAGTAGATAGGGATCGAAAGACAACACAAAAAAACCCCGGATGAACCGGGGTCTTTTTTTTGAATTATATTTGAAACTAATTCAATCCATGCACTGTACAGTTTGTCACGTTCAGGACGGACTTACATTGTAATGGAATAATTATTGGTCCGCCATCATGAGTGCCACCATGATAAGGAATGGTATCTCCTGATGTTCCAGTGGGTCCTACCAGTGTATTGTTGATTGGTTTACCACCAGCACCATATTGTGTTCCGTCTCCGTATGGAACTAATTCTGCTGTAAAGCCTCTAGTGTGACCTAATTGTGCGGTGGGAGTAATCATAACAGCATCATGCTGTCTAATATTGTGTGTATTTGCAGTAATGCTGAATGATCTTGTGTATTTATCTTTCATCTTATTCTCCTGGCGTTTATATAATTATATATAATGTGATAATACTTATGAATAGAAAGGTACTAAAATGAGTTCAAATCCGTTCAACCCAATGAATCCCTCCGCAAATGCTTTTGCGAAGAAGATAAAGAATGAATATAAATTTGAAGATCATAACGTCATGGGACAGTTTGTGAAGAAATTATCTCGCAACCCTGGCGTTTCAAAGGTTGATCTGAAAGGCAAAGATACCCTTGAGGTGAGCTATCGCAGTCAAGAGACTATGGATGCCGTAGATAATTTTTATAAAGAATCATACCAGCCAATCGAAGAGTTCAAAGGTAAGGTTGATGTGGGATGGGCCGAGAGAGAAAGAAAAAAGCATGACGCTAAATATGGTGCAGGTAAACCCGGCGATGATACTGCTGCCAATCGAGAACGTCGTAAAGCGAAGATGGATAAGATTGCATCAGACGAGAGAGAAGTCAGAGCTAGAAAGCAAAGAGAGATCAAGCGAGCTAGAGATGCAGAGTCTCGCCGAAAAGGCGAAGAGGCTAAGAGAAAAAGACTTAGTGACTCTGTAGAGCCAGAACTGAAAGAAAAGAAAAAGAAAAAGGGAAAGCATGACTGCGCCACTCATGTAGAACATGCTGAGTTTGGTCAAGGAACAACAGTCCGAACAATGCACGCTAATCCAGACGAAGATGGCAACATCGCATGGTACGACGTTATGTTTGAACATGGCGTTGAGAAGGGCGTTCCCACTGAAGATCTCAACATTCTCATGAGTGAAATGCATGAGGATCATGATCACGACTTGGATGAGGCCGAAAAAAAAAATCTGAGTGAAATGGATCCCAAAGAGCATGTCAAGAAAGAACAAAAGAACGGCGAGACAGTATATTGCGTATATAACAACGACGGCAAGAAGGTGAAAACATTCAAGACTGAGGCAGAAGCAAATAAGTATGCCACTGAGAACCACGATTCACTCATGGAGTATGGAAAGCCTGGAAAGCCTCGTTTGGCTAATCAGCCACTCGTCAAGACAGGACAGGGCGACTATGAGAAAAACATTCGTCCAAGTGACCTTCTAAAGAAAATGAGAAAAAAGAAGAAGCGATAGCACGCAGATTGTGATACACTATACATGATGAAAAAACACTTTACACATATAAAACCAGCAATCGTCCTTGAGGAGTTGACTACATCTGAGTCAGACTCCGGACGCTGGTATAATTCTCCAATCGGCAGTCTGCCGAGTGTTACGACTGTGACTGGCTGGAAGAAGTCAAAGTTCTTCGCCAAATGGAGAAAGGAAAACCCTCAAGAATCTAGACGAGTTTGCACTCGCGGCAATACACTTCATAAAATAATTGAGGATTATCTAAACAACGAATTCGATCCCGAGGGCGTAGATCCCAACGTCATGGAGTTATTCATTCAACTGAAGCCGGAGTTGGATAAGATTGATAACATACATGCTCTTGAAGTGCCGCTGTGGAGCGAAGCGATGATGATGGCTGGTCGTGTCGATTGTGTTGCCGAGTATGATGGTAAGCTATCGATCATCGACTTCAAGGGCAGCACCAGAGCAAAGAACGCAAAAGACATTGAAAATTATTTCATGCAAGCGACAGCATACGCAGTGGCATGGCAGGAGAGAACAGGACAAGCAATCGACAACTTTGCGATTCTGTTAGCAAGTGAAGAGGGAATCAATCAAGTATTCCAAGGTAATCCCGTGAAGCATGTGAAGCCTCTTCTTGAAACCATCGAAGAATACCATAAGTCTATGCAACCAATCTGAGCCTGTTTCATAATCCTATAAATAAATAGGGAGAAGCAGAATATGATTCAGAAGCCAGTCAAGAAAAATAGAGAAGTTCCAAAACCATCAAACACTACTAAGGCAGATGTAAATGAAATTCTGTTTGGTTATTTTATAAACCCCGGCACAAAAACTAATCCATTCTCAGGATACTCAAATCAAGCAGAAGTTGAGAGGGCATATAAGGACAAGGCAGAACAACTTCCATATGATCTATGGTACATGGAGATGCGTAGAGCCGAGGAAATGGCCAAAGAATTTATAAAGTATGCTAAACAGCATGGATATGGAACGAAGATAAAAGAGGTTGTCTGGACGGCAAGAAACGGATCTATGACAGATGCCGTTGGTTATCCTGTGCCACAGACAGGAACAGGCAAAAATCCATCTGATGTTCTTGTTTGTTTTAGTAATCCTAAGTCAAGAGGATCTGGGAAGAAATCAAAGAAAGGATGCTCTTGGTTGGGGGTATCTGCAAAATCAACTGCTAAGTTTCAAGACATTGGATTCGCAAACCCAGGTCTCGGAGTCATATCACAAGATCTTTTTAAAAACAAATCACACTTGCCAAACATAGTTGAGAAATGTAAAGATAAGTTCACGGACAAATATATTGAACTAAAAGGCAAATCCAATGTTGAGATTAAGAAAATTTTGAAACAAAATGATGCGTTGAAAGTTGAAGCTAGAGCGGCTGGCTTAGAATGTTTACAACAAATAAGAAATGAGATGATAGAAAAAGTTGTAAAGATGCAATATCATGAGTGGCAAGATTTCATGATGGACTTTGTTCAAGCAACATTTGAAGGTCCCCACTACATAAAGCTCACCGGCCAGGGAGCCAAGGAACCATTCAGGGCTGTTCTAGAAGATCCAATAGTGAATAAAAAAACAAGAGGAATCAAAGGCCCTCAGGTTCTACTCGAAGAGTCTGGAGACACATCAATAAATGTTTATTCATATGAAGATAAACCTCTATTCAAGATAAGAATGAAATGGGAGTCCTCTCCCCTATCAAGCACCGTAAAACTATCCGGTGATCCTCTATGATAATTATACATATAATGTAAAAGGAGATGCAATATGCCCCATGATATCCCCGAAGAGTACCTAAGTGGCGATTTTGATTATGGTTTCACAAGTGTAGATGAAGACGAACTCAATCGATTGATGGATGGCGCCGATCCATCTACATCAGAAGAAATACAATCAATTAAAGAAAAACTAGATCTAGTATTGCAGATGAACTCAACTTGCGAAGGAGCAGGAGAGGTCAAAGAGCAATACGATGAATTAATGTCAGCAAAAATGGAAGAGGTTGAGAAAATTATCCTCCCTCTGCTGATAAATCTCAAGAAGAATAAAGCGAAGGATTATTTGTACTGGCCTGGAACACAAAGGGCTACTGCATGTGATCTACAGATTCAAAAAATATTATCAATCACACGTTCATGACATAGGGAGAAAGCATGTCGAAACAAGTTCTTTTGCTAAACGCAAGTGAAGAAATACTCAAGGTAATTAGTTGGAAGAAAGCAGTCCTCCTGTTAGAAACCGGCAAAGCAAAAAAACCATTTGCTTATAACAAGAAACACTCCATAAAACTTATCAATGGAGAGTATGATTTACCCGCAGCACTGATACTTGTTCGATATGTAAAATTGCCATACGCTAAAGAATCTTCGATGCCGACACGGAGGAATGTATTCAAACGAGACAACTGGACATGTCAATACTGCGGCTTCACCTCAAAGAATCCAAAGAGTCTCACAGTCGATCATGTTTATCCCAAGTGTAAGGGTGGTGGAACACAGTGGACAAATCTGGTAACAGCCTGCCCCAAGTGTAATTCGAAGAAGGGAAATAAGACACTCAAAGAATGGGGTGTTAGGTTGAAAAATAAACCTCAAAGACCCTCTGTATATGCCCTTCAAATCGTTGGCATCGATGATCAGGGAAAAGAACTATGGAGTAGATGGTTGATTGACTAAATAGAGTATGGATTATCTACAGAATAAGTTGTTTCTAAAAAATTTAGAAGAGTTTGATAACAGATTAGGGCTATTGTTGAAATTAGCGGAAGAAGAAAAGCTCACAGCAGAAGATTGCTTCATCCGAGTGGCACGCCTATTTGAAGAGTTTAAGGAATCATTCAAAGGCTTAAAATGACAATAGACTGGATGGACATTGCAGTTACCATATTGACCACGGGCGTATTCTCATTGATAGGCTTCGTGTGGAGATATTCTCATAAGGTGACGCAGATGGAACAACAACTAAATGAACTGACAAGTAGAGTCAGGAAAATGGAGAGAGATCACGACAAAGTGATGGACAGAGTTTACTCTCTGGCTAAAAGCAGATCCGAATTCGTGACAAGACAAACATATAATCAAGATAAAAATATCAATGCATTGATGTATGACAGCAAAGGAGACTAAGATGCCGCAGGACATCAAATGTGATAACTGTCAGAAACAAGAACTGACACAACTAAAGAATGAATTACATTTATGTCGAAAGAGTAGTGAATCGAAAGATAGGAAAATAAAAGCCCTTGATAAGAAGGTTTTTGTTCTCACAATAATCGCAGTAGGAATAGCAGCCATATTCGGAAAGGAAGCCCTCGATGTTGTCATTGAGTGGATGGAGAGCATTGGCAAATTCAACTCTGGTGTGAATAACATATCCGCAACAGGAAATGTGCCACATCCCGGCACACTTGCAGTCTTCGGAGCATTTGCTATAATGACCCGTAAGAGTCGAAAGAGAAAGTGACTATATAGTTACATGAAAAGATTTAAGCAATTCATCATGGAAGGTAAGAATCTACATCTTACCCATGCGGCCGACTTTTCCTTTGAGGGGAAGGAGAGAGCGTCACAAGCGATTCAATTCATCGAATCTCTCACAGACATGCTCCAAGGTTCCTCAAAAACAAAACTGAATGTTACACGCAAATGGGATGGTGCCCCTGCTATATTTGCAGGGACAAATCCAGAAAATGGCAAGTTCTTTGTTGGAACTAAGAGCGTTTTCAATAAGACTCCAAAGATAAATTACACAAACGCAGATATTAGTCGCAATCATGGCGGAGGATTAGCGGCTAAACTAAAAGTCGCACTCAAACATTTACCTTCTCTTGGAATCAAAGGAATTCTACAGGGAGATTTGCTGTTTGGACCAGGAGATATAACAAAAGATAATATTGACGGAGAGTCATACCTCACATTCACTCCCAATACGATTACATATGCTGTCCAGTCTGGTTCCAATTTAGCCAAAAAAATAACCAAGGCTAAAATTGGTATTGTTTTCCATACAAAATATACAGGAAAACAAATGACAAACATGAAAGCATCATTCAACGTGACTGATTCCGATTTCGGATCCTCCTCGTCAGTTTGGGCAGAGGATGCCAGATATAAAGATCTGACAGGTAATGCTACCTTTACATCTAAAGAATATTCTAAGATGCTGTCCCTAATAGACAATGCAAAAGCAGCGTTGAAGGGTGCATCTAAAGGATCGAACTTTTTGGCTAGCAGTCCTGAAATACAAATGCACATAAACACATACACAAATGCAAAGGTTAGGGCAGGGAAATATTCATTCTCTGTTAGAGAATTTATCAGTTTTGTTAATGATAAGTTATCTAAACAGGCAAATGCCCTCAAGACAGAAAAGGGCAGAGAAAGAAAACTAAAACAAGTCAACTCTATAGTTTCTGCTATAAGTAGCAGAACTAGGGACATAGATGCAGTGTTCAAATTAAATACTGCCTTACAAAAATGCGTAATGATGCTGGTAAATAAATTACAAAAGGTTCAGTCAATGAGGACATTCCTCAAGACATCAAATGGCTTTAAAGTTACGAGTGACGAAGGTTTTGTTGCCAGTGATAAAGTAGGGACTGCGATAAAACTCGTAAATAGACTAGAATTTTCAAGAGCTAATTTTGCTCTTGCAAAGAATTGGGTGAAAGGATAAAAAATATGGGATATAAATTAAACAAAGAAGATGTAAATAAAATCAACACCTACACATGGGTAAAAATGAATGATGATGCAAGAAAAAATTCTTGGAGGCAGCAATTCATCTCTCAATTTGGTGGACATTTTGAGGGTGAATTGTGGAAAGAAACTATAACAGAACCCGAACCTAAGCCAGAAGTGAAAGAAACAAGAAAAATTTTGGTAATAAATCCAGATGGTGAGGTAGATACAGTAGAGAACTTTACTAAATACTGTAGAGAAAGAGAATTGAGTAGATCAGCAATGTATGAAGTCATGAAAGGTCTACGCAAACAACATAAAGGCTATAGAGCCAAAAAGGAGAATGAACAATGATTTTAGCAAGCATCGCATCAGCAGTAGGTACAGTATGGTGGTCAATTTTAATGTTTATTCTCGGCGGTTTAATCGGAGTCCCGTGTTGGAACTGGATTAAATCTAAACTTCCTTGGTCCAAATGAAAGAAGGATACTTCATTAGATTTCCAATGGAAGAATTAAAACACAAATTGAAGGAGGTGATCCAGTAGCAGTTATTTCGTTGTAATTGCGATTGGAAATCATGAAGTTCCTCGGGGTCGTGGGTAAAACCACGACCCCTGTTTTATACATAATATACAAGATAAGGGATATAAAATGAGTGCAGCAGTCTTTACATTCGGAAGGTTTAATCCCCCAACGTCAGGTCATATGGCTCTTGTAAATAAAATAAAGGACGTTGCCAGTAAAAAGAAAGCAACCGGCTACGTCTTCACAGGTCAGAGTGTTGATGCTGAGAAGAATCCACTCGACTACCGAACAAAAACCTCCCTCATGAAAAAAGCATTCTCGGGTGTAAAGGTTGTTAGTAACAAATCAATCAAACAGATATTTGACGCTATACAATTTTTAGATGGAAAGCACGATGAAATAATTTTGGTTGTTGGTTCGGATAGAGTCAGAGAATTCAAAAGACTCATTCCAAGATATTTAAAAGATTATAACTTTAAGAAGTTTGATGTTGTTTCAGCAGGTGCAAGAGATCCGGATGCTGGAGGAGTAAAGGGAATGTCTGCATCTAAGATGAGGGCAGCGGCCGGACGAGGCGACTATAACGCATTCCGTCTCGGGTGTCCTGAAACTTTGTCGAAAAAAGATTGCATGACGATGTTCAAGTCTGTACAGAAAGGAATGGGCATGAAAGAAAATGTTGATGTTGATTGGTTCTCTATGGATGAGTTTAATGAATTTCTTGAAGAAAGAACACTGTCTCTTCAAGCAAGAAAGAAGATGGCAAGGGTGGCAAAGAAAACAGCTAAAAGAAGAGCAAGAACAAGAAAAAGAAAAGAGAAGATTCGAAAATCCGGAGAGCAGTTAAAACTAAAAGCAAACAAGCAAGCTAAAATGACTTTGCGGAAAAAAATTCTAGGTGATCAGAAATGGTCAAAGCTGTCAGTGTCACAGAGGACTAGAATTGATCAACTTCTTCAAAAGAAAGAAAAAGCAATAAAGAGAATCTCTAAAAAACTACTACCGAAAGTTAAAAAACAAGAGAGAGAAAGACTACAGAAGGTGAGAGGTAAGACTCCCGGTCAACCCAATAACCTGTCTGATTCTTATAAATATATTAACCCTACTATAGAGGAAAATAAAATGGCTGACGAAAAACCCTTGATGAGATGGATGGCTTCATTTCGTGCAGAGTTGAAGAAACTCGGTTCTTCATATGGTAAAGTAAAACCAGAAGACGCACTGAAACTATATTACAAAAAGATAGATCCCAAGAGGGCTGCAAAGCAACTCAAGGAGTCTGTTGAATTGACAGAGAAGCCTTCAAATGAAATGAGAGAAACAGGAAGACAAATGCTTCGTTCGATGCCAAGAGACATGAAGTCAAAGGTAGAAAAGGGTCAGTATAAAGTCGTTGCATCTGCTCCATCATGGCTCGGAGGCAATTCAGAGTTCCAAGTTCTCAAGTGGAGCAATAAGCCAAACGTAGATCCATACATCATGGTAATCGTCAGCAACCCGAAACATAAGCCAATGCAAGTGTTCGCATACTACGGAACACACCCATCTCGTAATGCAATTCAGTTTGCAAAGGGCAATGGTCTTCTTGAGTCCGTTGAACTGGATGAAGGCTCATTGGGATACAAGAGAGCTTTGCGTGCCAGAAGGAAGAATCCTAAGAAAGAAAAGAAGATGGATTTCAGACGTTACGAGAAAGAAAAAGCTCGCGGGAATATAAAAGATATAAAAGATTCTGTTGAACTGGAAGAGGACAACACCGCCGCAGTTGCAAAGTTAGTCAAGAAAGCAGTGAAGAAGTATGTCACTGGTACTCCCAGAGTCCGATCCAAAGGCGGCAAGGCTCGTTTCATCATGTTAAGAGCAGACAAGATTGATAACAAATTGCGTAAGATGGTGCTTGATGTTGAACATCCAAACGCAAATGTCAAGAAGATGGATGACATTCACTATGCTAACATCAGTGATAGAATCATCAGTGCGGGTGCCGATGTGTGGATAGATGCACTTGGATTGAAAGTGGATGAAGCAGCAATCGATCTTGCAAGAGTTCCCCTTCGCACTCCAAAGGTAAAGACAGGCATCAAGAAGTCAACCAACATTCGTTTGGTTCTTCCAAATGCACCCGAAGTCAAAGCAAAGATGGATCGCGTTCTAAAGAAAGATCCTAAATTCAGAAGACAGATGGCAAACCTAGTCGTAGATCGAGAGACGAGAGGAAAGGACCTTGTCCTATACTTCAAGAGTACCAGAGGTCGAGAGAAGTTCCATCAGTTGTTGAACATGACAGAGGAATTCAACACAGAGGCAGTCGGAGCCGTCGTTAAAACGGCAGCGAAGGTTGCCGCTAAAGTTGCCGCTAAAGCAGCAGCGGACAAGATGAAAAGAAAACGTGATGAAATAGCAAAGAAGAGAGAAAAACTCTCCAAAGAGCGAGAGGATCTTGATGAAGTAGTTAATCTTTCACGTTACCGCGATAAAGCGAGAGCAGAGATTCAAAAAAGAGACAATAAATTTATTGTGAAGCATCGGGACGGCCAGTACGTTTCTAAAATGGACGGCAAGAAAATAAAAGGTGTTCTCAATGATCCTGACAAAGCTATGAGATTCAACAAGAGAGATGCAGACCGCGTTGCTAAGATTGAAAGAGGCAGTAAGGTAATTAAACTTGATGAAAGAAAGATGACTGATTCGGAAATTAAAAAAAAAGAAGAGATAGTAAAAGCTCTTAAGAGAAACAAGGATGAATTTGATAGACGTTACGGCGATGCGTCGAAGAACGTGATGTACGCGACTGCGACTAAGAACGCGATGAAGGATCACGTTGAGGTTGATGAAGATACCTTCCAGAAGAAAGCAGCACAGGATGCCGCTGCAAAGTTTGATGTTGAAATTGACAAAATCAAACAGAAAATCTCTGACAACCAAGCACGAATGGATGCTGCGAAGAGTGCCGTGCAAGGTCAATCAAATTTAGATGCCCTGAGAAAACAAAAAGAGGCTGCAACAAAGAAGAAAGAAGAAGCAAAGAAAAAAATAGAGGCTATAAAGGCAAGAATGGCAGCAAGACGGGAAACCATGAGAGATCACGTTGAACTGGATGAAGCATGGACAGCAGACAGTGTGAAGAAGAATGCTGAAATTGGTTCTAAAAAAGGTTATGGTATCACCATCAAAAAAACTGGCGGAATTACCAAAACCCCATACAAGCACATGCTTATGACAATGCGGCGTGACAAGAGTGTCAGAGTAACTTTCGATCACGGTAAAAATGAGTTTGAAGGAACTCCCGAATCAGTTGCCATCTATCTAAATAAACTTCTTGGTATCAAAGAATCCGTTGAACTGGATGAACGAAGAAGACAAGATGTCTATGCAATCGTAGACAAGAATGGTAAAGTTGTTTCATCGAAACTTACAAAGAAAAACGCACACAAAGAAATCGCAAAATACCGATATGCTTCTGATGCGACAATCGTTCTTGACCCCGATGCAAAAGATGGTGATATCCTAAAGGCATATGCGAAAAAGAAAAATAAGAAATCCGACCCTGAATTAGATTTAAGAAGACTACGCAGTGGTGCGTATGTTAGTAAGAGGGAATCCGTTGAACTGGATGAAAATAAGCGTGTGAAAGACTTAGTTGCTAAATACAACAAAGCAGGAAGAGTCGCATTTCACTATCCTAGAAAGAAAAAGGTATCCCTTGATGGTGGAAGACTAATGAGTGAAAAGGATGCCATTGAAAAAATGAAAAGTGTTCTTGGTGAAGCAATCGGTGATGGCAAAAAGAAAGACATGAGACAGCGTAAACTTGATGTCGCACTTGCGAAAATTGATAAGACATTCAAGGAACCTTACAAGCCCATGACACATAGAAAGGGCATCGCTGCAAAGGGTCATGAAAAAACTAGATTAAATCCTCAAGGTAATCTGTATAAGGATATAGGGAGAAACAAGAGGATAGATGATATAAAACTAATCTCTAGAATGTTGAAGAGAGGCATGAAGCCTGCTGAGATAAGGAAAAAAGGTTATAAGCAAAACCAGATTAGATCAGCACAGAGATATCTGAAAGATGATGTCAACGAGAATCATGCGTCTCTCGCAGATCGTAGAGCATACCTTAAAAAAACTGTTGATGATCGTAAAGCAAGAGTCAAGGCTCGAAGAGAGATGATCAAACAGGGCCGTGCAAAAGTAGGTGATGGTAAGGATGTAGATCATAAGAATGGAAATCCACAGGATAATAGTTCTACAAATCTTAGAATGTCCAGTGTAAATAATAATAGAAGCAGAAACAACAACGAGGAAAATGGAGCAGGCGACGAAGGTACAAATAAGTTGCTCAAGAAATACAAGAAAGAAACACCGGGCGCATGATAGGAACTACTGATCTTACCGAATTGAATAAAATTGATGTGTTTGGTTCATGGATGGAAATTGGTATGGCTGCTGCCGTGGTTCTTATCGGCATGGCCTGCGTCTTTATTCCAATTATACGAAAACTTCGACTGGATAAATCAATGATTACACTCAAATATCCTACCAGTTTCAACTGGGACATACACACAAGAGTACATGAAACTCTTACAGAACTGAGGGTAAAAACCGATTCGGCAAGAACTCAAGTAATACAATTCCATAATGGAGGACAGTTTCTTGACGGCATATCAATGAAGAAATTCTCTTGCACCCATGAATCTATAAACGTGGGTGTTTCCCCAGAAGGTGATTTTAAGAAGGACTTATTGATAACCAGATTTATGCCCCTCCTCGATTTGGTAAAAAATAATGATCCAGAATTGTATATAGTTGATGCTCTAGAGGATACATATACGAAACAATACTTACAGAATACAAATGTAATTGGATTTTCTGTTCTTCCCCTGAGAAAAAAGAATGAAATACTAGGTTATTTAATGTGTGAATGGTGTAGTTGGGGGAAGGTAGATGAGATTGACGAAGCAGCAATCAAAGAAGAAATGATAGTAGCCAGAAATTCTGTAGAAGTGCAGCTAAATGAGCAATCTGATTTGTATAAATAATAAAGAATCAAGGAGAAAAAGATGAAAACCTTTAAAGAATTGAAAAGTAAATTAGATGGAATCATGGAATACAATACCTTATCCCAGACCGCTGCATGGCAGGTGGTGAACGGTACTGGTGCCCATGTAGTAGAAGATCCTGCTAGACTTGCAGAAGTAAACATGTTCATTGCAAGAAATCTCAATAGACGTTTCTCTGATCCTGTAAGTGCGATCAACATGTTAAGATCTAAACTGAATTTCATAGGTATTGACTTCGAAGCTAATCCTCAAGAGTTAGCAACAGAGGGAACTGTTAGCTTTCCTGTTACTCGACATGGTGGTTCATTTGGAACTACACCGGATCACGATTTGAGAAATGGTTTTTATCGTGACAATGGAATTCGAGGTTTAGAAATGGCAATAACAGGGGACATTGTTCTAGAAGCAACTGGTTATAGAATTTCTCTGAAGATTATCCCAACAGAAGGAACTGGAATTCAACCAGAAAATCCTGATCCCGCTGAATCTTGATAAAATAAGTTTTTAAATTATGAGTGATGTTGATCCATTGAATGATAAAACCTTTCTATTATTTGCTATGAAAAATTATAGCAACAGTAGTAACACAGAGGAAGAATTTTACGAAGACATAAGTAGAATAAGATACATTAAAAGATTGTTAGGAAGGTATGAAACTAAGAAGGTTTTGAAGGAGAGACTTATACTAAACCACATAATTATACTAGGTAATGTTTTTGGACCACTGAACACTAGCAGAATACTCTTCTATAAAATAGAGAAAAAATTACACTCATATTTAAAAACCTTTTTGTTATTTTTAAACTACCTTCCAGAAAATAATCAAGAGATACCAGAAGTCAACATAGATCAAATACCAGTCGAATTGAATATAGTAAAAGTTTTGAGGGAAATTTGATGAATAGAATAGTAAACGCTTTTGTAATATACAAATTTTTAAAACTTCTTGTCTTACCATTCAATAAGACAAAGGCATATCAACTTGGAATTATAGATGCAAAAGGAAACTACCTTAAAAAACAAAAAGATCTAAAGACTTCAGAAGAAAAATTAGCGAGTAATATATTTACTCGACTCGTATGGAACATAAGAAAACTTCTACTAAAATTCCCACAAGGAACTAGAACTATAGCAGGTTTAGCCACTGCACTTTACCTCATAAAAGAAGAAGCAGAAAAAATTGGTGCAGATGGTGAACTTATTGAGCAAGCATTTAATGAATTTATGATAAATAATTATGGCATCGATTACATAAAAGAATTAAACGAACAAAAGGAGAACTGTCATGGCAACACCTGAATGGGTAAAATTTAATCAATCTGCAAAAGCAGGGAGACATAGAGAGAAACATGTAGCGGAACATGGAGGAGAGTTTGTGAAGACTCCAAAGAATGGTTGGCACTGGGTAGCTCCTGTAGAAGCACCAGTACAAGAAAAACCAAAACCAAAGAAAGAAAAAGTAGCAGTCGAGTCTAAGACTAAGAAGAAATCTTCACGAACAAAAAAATGGAGTGACTGATGGGCTGCGGCTGCAATAAAAACAAAAACTTACCTAGAGGTCGAAATACATCTCCTGCAAAACTTAAACCAAAACCAAAAGCAAGTTTAAGAACAAGAGATATACGAGGGCCTATGCCAAGTAAACCAAAGAGAAGATAAAAATGAAAAAGTGGAATGAAATAAAAGAATCTATGGAAGAAGATTTTCCTCTCAATGTTGCTTCGAGTGGAGCTATAAAGGGTTTGGGAAAACCGCCTGAGGATGGTCCCCCTGTCAAAAAGAAAAAGAGAAAGAAATTTGCTGGCTCAGAAGTATTTGAAGTCACAGAAGATGAGTATATGAAATGTATGCATGGCAGGAATAAACATGAGAGATGGTCTCGAAAATTCGATATGGGTAAATTGGAAAATGTAGAGTTAAGAAAATTTGCCCAAAGACATCCCGGAAAGTCAATCGTTCTTCAAAATGAAAGAACAGGAGAGATGATTTATTTAAGAAGATTCTGAAATGAAAATTGTATCATTATTATTTGTAAGTATGTTGTTGTTAGGTTGTAAAACATTGGATAGCCCATCTGTGGGAAACATCTCGGCCGATTTCAAAAATAGCGTACAAGAGCAAATAGAACAAACAGAAGAAATTAAAAATGCCACCGAGTTGATCGCAAGACAACTCGGTGATATTGATTTACAAGCAGAGAATATACTTAATGAAATTGCTTTGATGCCCGAAGATCAGATTAACAATGGTATAGTTTCAATCGAAGATTCAGCCGAGACAATTAAAGAGACTGTGGATGACGCACAGAAAGAACATATAAGAATAGACGAATCATTAGAGGATTTAGAATCCGCTAATCGTCGTTCGAGTTCTCTTCTAACTCAAACAAAAAAATTAGAGCAATTATTAGAAGAATATAAAGAAAGTGATCGTGAAGTTCGGCGAGAAGCATTAGAAAATCTCCATAGTTACATTACATTATTTTTCGTGATAGGGTTCGCAACAGTTTTAATTGGTGCGTTCTTAACATTCTGGGTTAGCGGCAAACTAGGTGGAGTAGTTCTAGGCGTCGGTGTTCTTACAGTAGGTTTCGCGGCTGCATCTCAATATTATTTACAGGAGATAGCAGTCGTTGGTCTGATTGTTTTGATCTTAGGATTCGTCGTAACTCTTGGAGTGATAATTTGGTTGTTGCTTGATGGTAAGAACGACAAGGTAGCGATGAAAGAGATTGTATCTCTGGTAGAAGCCATGAAACATCATCTGACAGAAGAAGAAAGAAAACAAATATTTGGTCCAACAGGTTTGGCATCTCGCATGACCTCCGATCTAACTAAGAGAGTTATTTCTCAAATAAAAATCAAAAATGGTTTGAATAAACCATAGTTTACTTCATCATCAAGTTGTTGTAAAGATACTTACAAACATAAAATGAATCGACGATATCCGAAACGGGATTTGTTATCTCTTTCGTTCCGGGACTCATTTCAGTCTTTATTTTATACTGTGTTTCCTTGAGAAAAGCCATGTACATATTCTCTTTACTTGCATTTCCCTTGTCGGTTGCAAATTTCTTAACTGATGTTGGTGGTATGACTTCTAACGGAATTCCTTTTTGGTATATCTTATATTTAAGAATGCCTGTGTTTTCTGCTATCTGAAACAGTCGATTTCCTTTGGATCCAAATGAGTAGCCTTCTAGTGCTATTTGATCGCAGTTCTCTACTTTTTCTAATGCCCAATCCGCAATACTTTCATACCTTTGAGAATCTTGATCCCAATCTTCAAATGACTCACCAAAGATATTATTGCCCCATTGTTTGGCATATTTTTTAACATGCGTTAGGAAATAAATCTTGCAACTTTTCAATTCAAACTTCTCTGCATAATCTCCAGTGAAAATGCAGACTGCGGGTCCTCTTAAGCTGTAGTCTATTCCTGCAATGTTCATGTTGTTTCCTTGAACTATTTATTCTTGTGTTATGGTATTTATCCATGAATAATAGAATGGAATGCTAGAAAATCCATTTTCATAATATACGCCGTTCTTTTGGGCTAGGTATGATGTTATTCCTATTAATTTGCCATTCTTAGTTACTAACGCTCCACCCGAGTCGCCAAACCAAACTGTGTCTGTGATTGGAAGACAAATTTCAAATTGAGGTCTTCCAATTAATCTACCAAAATACCAGAAAACATCATCCTTACTATATCTTTTCATTCCTCCACTATATCCTATCACGGTAAGTGGCGATCCTTTATAAATTCTATCCTGTTTAGGATCAAACAACTCTACTGGTATTTCATCACATTCCTCTTCAAGAATTAACATTGCAATGTCATAGTGTTCTGACCAACATGGATTGAAAAGAAAGTAATCTGGTTTTGGTACAGGATAGTATATCACTTCTGCAATACAATGTCTATCTCCATCTTGTGTAATGAATACTAAATCCTCTGGATCATGATCATCAGATACATGTGCGGCTGTTAAGACAACAAGAGGATCAATTACTACTCCACTTCCGATGAGACGCTCATCTTCTGAGAAATTTATAGAACCAACAAAAGGATATGGATCGGGATCATCATAAATGACACGTTGAAAATTCTGTGGAATTTTCTGAATGAAACTTATAATTGTTTCTTTTGGTTCCGGTGGTGTTTCGGAAACAGATGGTGTTCTGCAACCGCTTAAGCATAACAAAAGTGTTAAGATTGCGGAATACAATTTCATCTATATTATATAGAGGTGAAATGGCACTTTTGTTCGATAAAAATATAAAAAAAACAACCCCCGTCCGAAGACGAGGGTTGCTTGAAGTGTCGGGATAAATCCCGTGAATCAG